TGAACCATTGCTTGCTAAAAACTTAACTGTGAACCCTGTACCTGAAACACTTGTAATTGTAAAATAATCACCTGTCACCATATTCTGTGCAGTAATACCAATTGAAGGCAAATAAGAATTAGCCCCACCAAGAGAAGCAGTACCAACAAAGAATGGTTTGGCAAATGTAATTGCTTTTCCTCCCGCATCTGTTCCTGATGCAATAGTTGTTGTACTTTGTTCTGTTCTTGATGGAAGAATTGCTGTATATCCTAATTGCTGTACGTTAATATTTTGGTTCGTGTTTGTTGAAGCTAAATTTGCTTTAAATTGAAATGCTCTTGATTTAAATTCGCCATTAGCAAAAAGGTTAAACGAACCATAGCTAGAAGCATCGGTACTTGTTTTTACAAAGACTTGGCAATCAGTGTCGTTAGCTGGATCTCCATCAAAGTTTGAAATACTATCAAAATCTGAAATATCATCAATATTGCTCCCAACCAGAACACCAAGACTTTGAATATGTCTTTTTAAAGTCAGTGTGAATACAGCACCTAAATCTAAAGTATCTGCAAATTCATAAGTTCCTGTAAGGTTGCTTGCAGGGTTTGTAAGTTGTAAAGCACCGCTAGTAAAAGTGACATTTGTTTTATTTCCACTAAAAGGCGTTCCAAGTAAATCTTCTCTTTTTGTTAAAACTGCTAATTCTTGTCCTACATCTGGAAGATCAACAATAACACTTGTTTCATTAGCAGAAAATAATAATGAATCATCTTGAAATTTTAAAATGTATTCACCTTCAAGGGCTGGAACAATTGCTTCAGAAGTGTTACCTGCTAACGCATTAACAAGATCAACTGAACCTGCAAACGTACCAGATCCATCTGTTTTATTAGAGTGCCTTACATAAACTCTTCCCCCATGCAAAACATCAGCATCGGTTGATTTATCCCATCTAAGTCTCATTAAATTATTACCAACTGGCTCTGCTGTTAAATTCGCAACATCTGAAGGTAAAGCTGTTTTACCTTGTGCGTTGAAGGTTGCATCTAAAGAAGTAGGAGAAGTTTCAAGTAATGCGTTAAATGAAAATAATTTAAATTCATACGTTCCTGCTTCACTGTTATCAATATGAATATCTGGCCTAAATACAACCTGACTTTCAAAATTTCCATTATTAAATCTGTATTGGATCAAATATTGATTTACACCATCAACAGGAACCCAAGTAACAAACAACCTAGATATTGCAACGCTGTTTCTAACAACAGTTTTTTCTTCAAAACTTATAGAAGTTGGTGGGCTTGCTGGTGCGTTTAATATTGAAACACTTCTTGCAGGCAGGGCTAAACCTTCTTCAATATTGGCATATTTATTGGGTCTGTAAGATAACGCTGTAATTTTATAATTAATCCCATTTGCTTCTTCTACTGTTATCACTCTGAACTTTTGAGCTTCTACTGTGTCACTAGCCAAAAACCATATTGAATTTACATTTGGTGCTTCAGATAACGCAGAAGCTAAGTTGATCACACCGTCAGTAATACTTAAAACGTCTTTTGTTTCAACAGAGTTATCTGGCATAACAACGCTCATTTTTTGACTTGCACCCCCAAATGTCGATAAGTCTTGCTCATCATCAACAGTAATTGCAGTTGTTGTTGCAGTATTTATGCGTCCAGAACGTCTGGCACCACTACGAACTGGATCATTTATGTCTATTACTGCTCCAGGGCGAATTGATACTCCTGCATCAACAGATGTTGTAAATGCAACGACTTCTGATTCGTTTTGTTCTGCAAAAAGTATTGCTTTAGCTAATCTTTGAGCTTGACCACGGCTAGTGCAAGCAAAAGCTCTTACATCTTTTTTAACAACGCCCAGTTTCGTTTTTGCAGCACTATCTTCTACAACTTCATAATCTATTTCTCTTGAATCCATGTTGTAATAACTAACAGCTACTACAGAATGTCTTGTTTTAAGTGACGATCCAGAATAAGAAAATCCTTCTTCAGTTACATTTGCAAGACTGAATAAAAAACTTGCATCAGTTGGTTTATCTTGTGCAATTGTTATTGTTCCTGCGCTCCAAATAGGCATACATCTCATTACTCCGCAAAGCTCTTCAATAACATTAAAGGCTTCATTTGCAGATAAAATATTCACATTGCAGCTAAATCTTGCCTCCTGTCCTCCAAATCCATCATCAACTAATGTGTTGGCAAATTTAGAAGCATCAACAAAACTAAATAAATCTAAATTACTATCAGCAATATGATCCCCTAACCCGTATCTAGTCGTTGTAAGCAAATCAAGTAATACCATTGCAGGGCATGAACACCACTGCGCTGCACCCATAGTTCCATTAAATATATAACCTGTTGGATAAACAATTCTACCTGTAGAACTATCAACCGTAGGCGTTCCAGATGATGATGCCCCTGCTCCTGGTATTCGTATTTTTACCCCTCTTATTCTATATTTTCTATTTGGAATATTACTTACAATTTTACTATCAAGAGTCAAGGCAGCGTAAGCACTATTGGCGTAAGCTTGTTTATCGTCTATCAACTCTTGCATTGATAAAACATTGAAAGCATCTATCAAAGATCCACTTGTGCTATCAGCCGTTACACGAACAACTTTTATATCAACAGGAAAAGCACCATCAATATTAACTCTGTAATCTTTTGAATATGAATCACTGGTACGACCTGTAACGGTGTCTGAAATAACATCAGAATAACCACCAGAATTATATTGAATTTGTATTTTTAATTGAACACTACCTCCCAATAAATCACCGTTATCTTTTGCTTCCTGCAATTGTGGAAAGTTAATTGTAACTCGAACAGCATCAACAGTTGTTGTTGTAATTTGCTGAGTTACTCCACCATTTGCAACAGTACAGGCTCTAGGGAAACCAGATATAGGACTTGATGACTGTTGAATCCCTGCTATATGTGATTGACTAGATGTTCCAAAACGAGGCGTAAAAGTTACATCTTGATAGTTATAATCTGTTGCTTGAGGATTGGTTGAATCTGCGCTTGAATTAAGAATAGGAGTGTTATCTAAAAAAACATCTTTTAAGGCAGCGTTGTTATAAGCAGTCGTTCCTTGTGTTCTTCCTTCTTTGGAGGCTGTAGCAAATCCTTCTATTTCACCCTCTGAGATTAGATCTTGCAACGTCACCATTTGGCGACTGTTTAAAGTATCAGGCGCACGTGTTGGCTTTGGTGGAGACTTAGGCCCACCTCCTCCTGATCCTCTTATTATTTTTGTCATGCTGTCACCTGATCAGTCGTTAAGTTCATACTAATAACAGTAGAACCTGTAAATATTTCTCCATAAACAATTGGATGGGTTGTTCCTGCTCTGGATGTGTTTGGCGTTCCACCAAAGTCAAAAGAAATGCGTGGATCTTGATCGTTTTCAAACTTCTCAGGTTTTGGAGTAGGAAATAACAAATCCGATACACCTGACAGAACAAGACCTATTCCAATATTTCCAGCCGCCGCATAAATAGCACTACCACCAAAAGAGCCAAAACCTAAAGCTCCTTTAACCCCAATACCTGCGCCTGGAGCTGCGATGGCAACACCAATCAAGGCTGCACCTAACAAGAATTTGCCTGTACTTCCTCCTGCACCAGCAATAACAGGAACAATTTTAATTTCTTCTGCTACTGGATAATGAATTTGATTTTCTTCTATTTCATTTCCATCTGTTAAAACTTGATAATGCTGTGTATTCATGTGAGCCTCTAACTTAGGCCAGTTCATTAGTAAAAACCTTATAGATTCCCCCACACTATTTACATGAGCATCTAATTTGCTATGCCCTGTGATCTCTCTTAGATCACCGTAAAGTCTAATCGTTTTCAACATAGCGGTAACGTCCTCCCGTACATTTTAGCAACCATTCTGAATAAGGTTCTTGGCAACTTAAGCGATCTGCTAAATGATGTAAAACTTCCCCATTTAAAAAGATTGCAACATGGTTTAACCCCTTACCCATAATTGACATAAATAATAAATCACCATTTTCTAATTTTTCTTCTGGTTTTAATAAACGAAAACCTGTTGTTTCTGCACAATCTTCAAACATAGGTTTTTCTAAAAACTCTTCAGGTGTTGTTGGTCGTTCCCAATCCATCAAGATAATATCTTTTTCCTCTAAATACCAATCTCTGACTAAACTCCAGCAATCAGTAACGCCCCAACACCAAGGTCTTCCTTTCAATGCTGGTCTGTATCCTGTTGGCTCGTAATATCCCCATTCCTCATTCTTAGGATTGACAATATACCAAGGTAAGCCACCTGCTTCACAACTTACTTTATCTGCTTCACTTGCTATTGCAGGAGTCGTTGGATGCGAATGTATAACGCTAACAATCTGTCCTAAACTATCTGCTTTAACATAATCTTCTGGATCTAAAATAAAACATTGATGAGAGTAGGTTGATAAATTATGACAAGGATAATAAACTTTTTTACCTTTAATATTTAACAATAAGCCAACGGATTCTTTAGGATCTTCTTCTTTAGCGTGTTCTAGTGCTTTTGCTTTCCAGTGCATTAAACAAATGTACCAATAGAAGGGAATAAATCTCTAGTGCATTGTCTCTTAGGTAATCTGATCCCTGCTAAATCACTAACACTTGCTAATTCAAACGTAACAACATTTCTATTTTCAGCAACTTTTCTATCTATATAATATATTTCTCTAGGAAATTCATTGTTAGCAGCAGTACCAGGGCTGACAGATTCTTGAGCAAACAAATCACTATCTTCTAAGGCAATATAATCTGTTGAATTTTCTTGAACAAAAAGACCATTAGATGCAAAATTTCCTGTATCTAAAAACTTAGCTAATGTTCTAATTCTTGTTACCTTTGCACCTGTTAAATCATTACCTGCTGTTATTAAATTAACCTCTAACATTACAGCACTAATTAAAGACAAAGCATTACTAATTGTTATTTGTGGTCTAGGAAGTTGCCCTTTTTGAAAAGCAAATCCACTTGCTTCTACTGGATAACGTAAATACTCATTACTTTGCCAAACAACTTTCCCGTTTAAATCTAAATTACTACCTGCATGAAATCTATATGTCATGGTTGTTTGACTACCATGCAATGTTGAATCTAATTCAAGTTCAAATAACTCAATAATTGCAGAAGGATTAGTCTTCTGTAGATCACTAATAATTGGATCTAAACTCATGGCTCAAATACTTCCCTAAAAGTTGCTGTAATCGTTGCTCTATTTAAATAAGGAATAGATTTATTCCAAGAATCACAAACAAACTTCCCTGCTGAAGCTTCACCTGGAGGGGTAAAGTCAAAACTAGCTTGATCTAATGCTCTTGCGTCTAAAAATGTTTCTATGGTGTCTGCATCTGATTCTGATACTGCGAACTTTAAAGAATACACTTTTGGATTTGTATGGGCATCCAATCCAAACAAAACTCGATGCTCGTAGCCATCAGCAAAACGAACCACACGTTTATTAGGTGCTGATCTTTTTTGAACTCCATATTGCGGAGAGATGGAAGGAAATGTTGCCATTAACGTGTACCTGCTAAGAGTCCTCCAGGTCGTTGCTGATTAACAAGTTCAGCTTGAACTGCTGCTGCCAGCATAGTTCCTAATTCTTCCGCTTGCCCTCCATCACCTTGAACTGACGAGCCAGAAGCATCCACATTGACCACAATATTTGATCCTCCTCCCATTTCATTGTTTGGGACGATGTTTCCATGTGAATTAGGTACAAATAATTCTGGGCCTTTTTCTCCCACAATATAGGGAGAACCACCTTTTACTGGACCTCCTGAAGCTTTAAATATAGATCCTAAAAGTCCACCACCACCTCTCGTAAAAGTACCAGACATGTTTCCATATATAGCCATATTTAAGAAAGCATCTATCATTTTATCTAAAACATTATTAAGTACATCATTCAAGGTAGAAGTTCCCTTAATTAAACCTTTTATACCCTCACCCATATCTGTAATTATTGTTTCAGCCATTTTCTTATAAGATTCCTCTATTTTTTCTACTATCTCAGCTTGTTTTGTTAACTCGTTAGTTTTAACAATCTGATCCTCTATCTCTTTTCTATTTATTTCCATTATTCCAAATCCTGCTTCTAATCTTTTTTGTACCTCTGCATTAACATCTTGAGCTAGTTTTACTTCTTCGTAGTTTCCATCAATTCTTGCTTGCAGTAATTCATTCTTTTGTCTTGTTTTTAAAGTTAAATCTGACTCTATCATTCTTAAATTGTTTGATCGTTCAATTCCTTTACCTAATAAAGCTAACTCCTTTTCTCTTTCCTCTATTCGTTTTTTAAGATTTGTCTGAATTCTCTCTCTAGATTTAGCTCCAGATCTTCCCCCTCCTTTTATAGCTTCTGATGCTGCTAACTGTTCTTTTAGACCAACCATTGTTGGGTCTGTTTCTACACCTGCTATTGAAGCGAGTCTATCCTGTTCTCTAGCTCTTGCTGGACCAGAAAAAGGAGTAGCTAAAAGTTCAAATAAAGGAGCTAAAGCAGCCTGCATCCTAGTCATCAACAACGTAAACTCATTACCCAGTAACCTGCTTGTCTCCCCAAATCGCTTAAGGTTTTCTACTCCTTTTTCTCCTATAGCTTTATTCAACTCATCTGTGACCGCACTTAAAGCTGCTTGAACTCCCTGTTGTTTCTGAATTAATTTTATTCTTCGCTCTTCCTCTGTACCTGCAATACCTAAAGCCCCTGTTAAAGCGTCTACATCTGGTGTTATTGAATTAAACGATTTTCCTAAGTTGGCTATTGAACCAGCTAATTGGCTTATACCCGTAGCGATAGTTGTACCTGCTAAACCACCTGCAAATCCTCCCATCTGACCACCAAGCCCTCCTCCAAGTCCACCACCTATCGCACCACCTAATGCTGATACTGGTCCTTGTCCAAATAACAATGGAAAAGCACCACTTATGGTTGCACTGCTTAAAGCTGCTCCTCTATTAAACTTTGCTGTTCCTCTTTTTCCGTAATTAAGATAGCTGGCTCTTCCTCCCGAAGCATCGTAAGTTTTTCCATCACTTATAGAGCTGTAGTCTCCTCCAAAACGTATACGATTACTACTTTTTGTCCTATTTATACTTGAACTTAGTCTTAATTGTTTAGCTTTCTCTTTTGTTATCTTTGTCTCTATTGCCAACTCTTTCTTAGTCTCTAAGACATTTTTTCGTGTAAAAGCTACTTCCTTTTTTGAATCATTTAAAGCCTGTTTACTACGTTTACCTTTAACTTTACCTACTGCGTCTACTTTTACACCTAAGTCCTTTAACTGTGCATCTAATTTCTTAGTATCTAGCTCAATATTTACTTTGTAATTAGCTGCCACGACTATTTACGCTAAATATTTCTATCTTAGCGTACCTTCCTTAACTGAGCTTGCTTTCTAGCGTTTTCATAAGCCTCTTCCTCTCTATCAAATTTAAGGGATAGGTATGCGCTCCAGCTATATAGTTCTTCTGTGCTCATTCGTTGTCTTAGTTCAGACAAGGTGTACCCTAGCTTTTCAGCGATGACGAACTGAAGAAAAAGGTAGTTATTCTCCTTCAGATGCGCTTTTTACGGCGTCTGGGTCAGCCTCCTCCCCCAACTCCTGCATCTTGCCCATAATGTCTAGCAATACTGCTAATGGTATTTCTCTTCGTAAGGAAGGGAGATCAGAGTCACTAAATAAGCGGTCTCCATTTTCATCAAGACCTTTCTTAACAATAACTTGAAGAGCAAAATCTAAGTTTCCCTCCTCTTGGCCCTTGTTCATTGCTTTTAGTGTATTGTTTATAGCGTCTCTATCAGCAATAGTTATTGGTGTCCAATAGATCTTTAATATAAGATCGGAACCTTTAAAAATGGAGTAACTACTCCGTTCTTCGGTACTAAAAGCTTTTTTAAGCTTGTCTATGGCACGAACTTTTGACATAAACTAATTAAATACTACTGTAATATAGTCTAACCCACTACATTAAACCCTGCCTTATTAAATCCATTGTCTACATCTTTTAGCATCCTTCCTGTTTTCCAGTAAATCTGAAACCAGTCATATTTCTTAGGTCTTGGCGTTATGTTTTTCTCCTGTGCATGTTCATAATAGGATTTTCCTTTCCACCTAGCTTGCCCCACAACAAAACCCGCATATTCTACTTCGTTCCCTATATACAAGGATTTTGATAAAGAAGTTGGAGGTATGTTTTTCTGAAATTTAGGTGGCTTTCTTACTGGCTTAACTTTATTCCACGGACCAGTTATTTCTCTTTCTTTTGTTGGCTCCACAGGTGTTTGGCTTATTACCCAAGATCTATTGAATGTACCTGTCCACCAAGGACTTCTATATTGCAGAGAGAAATGTATCTGGGAGGCAGCCTCCCTTTTAGCATCCTCCATAATTACTTTTAAGTCACTTGCTAGGTGCTTTATATCTTTAGCTCTAGCCATTAGCTGTAAAATCGCACGTTACAACAGCTAAATGATGGCTATCGTCATCACTAGTTACGGATGTAGGTCCAGACACTTGTGAAACTCTAGGACTCACAGAATATGTATCTGTGTAATTAGAAGCATTAACAGAAATTAACCCATCTATAACAGATTCAGCAATCGCAGAAACAGTGGCAGTTCCTTTATTAGACGGAGTTAAAATTCCACAAGATACAGAACCACTGTAATAATCTACAGCCGCCCCTTGCAGTTGACTGGTTACTTGGTCAAAATTAAGACTTACCATTACATACTTCTTGTTCTTACCAGGAGTTGTAAAAGGCATATTATCAAATACTACTGTAACGGTGGCATCAGCAGCAGCTACAGTAGTCTTTATTGCTGTTTCAAAAGCAGCCCTAGCGTTGACTAAACTCATTAGAACACCACATCTATACGGAAAAGATACTCCTGACCACCCTTAAGTGTCCTTATATTCGTTATCTTTGCAATCCTAGTAGATCCCGAAAAAGTAAGCGTTATTTCATCCTGTAACAACGGTTGGCTATCTCCTATTAAATCAGGTGTCACGTAAATACGAGCTTCGTTTTCTTGATAACCCGTATTGCCTTGGGATACTACAAATTCTATAGGAACTTTTATTGTGTACGAAGTGTCTGTAGTAGTTACTGCTCCTGTAGCAGTGTTATAAGAGGGAGATGTTTTACGGGTGTAGATAATGGTCGTATCTAAAGCCGTTCCAAGGTCAGAAATTACCTGTTTGGCAATTGCTTTAAATGCTGTGTCTAATGCTCCTGCCATGATTAACCTCTAACTACCCGAACTTGATAGCTGCCACTTCCACCAAGACAATAAGCACCAAGATAGGACTGCAACCAAGGATAAACATCAAAAACATTGTTAATCGTTCCAACACCCTGACTATCAGTGTTGTATTTAACCTCTATATCTCCTAGTTTTACCTCTTCATAAGTACCATCAGTACCTTTATTGCCAGTTATTGCATCTGTTTCATTTGCTAATGCTCTAGCTAATTCATATTCTGCATATTTAATACTTGCAGGAATCGCAGTACAAGCAAGTTCAACATCATCAACTTCATAATTATTTCGAGGCCATTTTAATGCTTGGGCTTCATCACAACGATCACCATAAAAATTAAGACTATCAATCCATCTGGTAGCAGATATTAATGCTCGATTTTTAGCATCATCACTTTTATTATCCCAAGTGGTTGAATCTGGGACAGTTTCAAAATAAGTGTCTGCTTCAGCTAAAGTCACATAGCTATTAGCTGTTGCTGACTTCAACGTGGCAGTTATTGTTGCAGCCACAATCCTTAAAATACATTTCCTCTATATTGTAGCGTCATAAAAAACCCCCACCAAATAAATGGTGAGGGTATTCGACTTCCATCGCCTTTTTAATTATAAATTAAAGAGTTGATGTGTCTAGAGGAGTGTTGACTGTCAACTGAACAGCAGGAATTAGATCTGCATCATAAGTTGCAGTCCAGTTGTCCTTATTACCAAGAACACTATTGGTTGGGTTGTCAGCAGCATTGCCCCACTTAGTACCCATGATGTGATAGCAAGTGTGGTAATCAACTGATAGAACATCCTGTTTCGATAAGATATTCCTGTCTGCTTCAATGCGTAGCTCTTGCTGAACACCTTCAAGGATTGTTCCAGACTTAACCAAGTAGCAGTAGTACTCCTTGATGTGACCAGAAGAACCAGGCTGAACTGCGTTCACCTGAGAATCCATGATGACATTCATGCCAGCAAATGTGCCGATACTCTTAGCATCAACACCAACACCGCCACCACCCCACTGGATACCTGTTCCAGTAGATAATGCAGTTGTAGAGAATGAAAGTAAACCTACCTGATAAAGATAGAAACCAACATTAGGGTGAACAATTAGAGTATCCAACTCATCACCACGCTCTCCAAGTAATGCTCTACCTTTAGCTACGTTAGAAGCTGAAAGATAGTTTGCTTCTGCTTGTCCAGAACTAGCACCAACAGCTAAATCGGAAGCATTGCTTGATAATGCTGTACCAAATAAACCATGTAATTGATAGAACAATCTTTGGCTATTTAGTTTGTTGATCGCATCTGCAAGTTGATTGCGGATTGCGTTCATTGGATCTTCACCAGCAGCTAAAGTTGCTAGATCATCAACCGCATAAGCAAAGCCTCTGTGGATGATTGATGCAATCTGTGTTGCAGATCCAATTTTTTGTGGTGTTAAATAACCATTAGTTGATGTTCCCCAACCAGCCGCACCAGTCATCACCTCTTCAGTAGGTGCAACAGGATTGAACTCAGGAACTTGGATGCGTGTACCACCTTCCTTTGCATCAAGGAAAGGACTACGAACAACAGCACCACTCTTAACGAATAAACTGCGCTCTTTTATTGCCTCTTGCACATAGCGAGACAAATTATTTCTTTTTACGATGTCCGCTAAAAGGACACCGCCAGTATAATTCTGAAACGGAGCAGCCATTTCAAATAAAGGGGATTAAATTTGCGGAATCCAAGTCACGGACTCGGTTGTTAGCTTCACCGAAACTAACTAGGAGGCTCCTGCTTCTCTTTTCAGCACGGCTGCAAGTTCAGGGTCGGAACCTTCCAAGGTCATTTGCCTTGTTATGTTTATACTACCTTCTTTCCAGGGATTAGTCATGCCTGGAGAGACATTTGATGTAGGAGAAGGTTTAGCACCCATACCAGCAGCAGAGCTGGCTTTGAAGTGATGCTCCCATCCACTACCAGGATTTTTTAGGTTCCCTATGTAATTATTTAAGTCCTGTTCGACTCCTCCATTCAATACAACAACGTCACCGTTATCGTTTCTCTTAAGTCTATCTTGAAGCAAAGATAACATCTGTTCAGCATTTACTGC